TGACTTCCCTCGTACGGGTTGCCGTCCGGGTCCAGATAACTATCGGTGAAATCGTCGGCGCCCTCGTCGCCCGAGGTGACCACTTGCAGTTCAATCTGCGGCGTGACCATCGGCCCATGCGTCGGGACGTAGCGCTCCCAGGTCTGCCCTCGCGCCAGGAGCACGTAGTCGAAGCTGCACTGGCGAAGCCGCCCGTCGAGGTCCTGCTTATCTACGGAGTAGATCAGCGCCCGTTCCAGCACCTCTGAGGCCTGGCGTCCTACCGGATCGGCATCCTTGAACCTGCGGCTGACCACGGGCTGCGGAGGGCGCGAATAGACCGCCGGCTGGATGGTCTGGGTGTTCGCCCAGAGCATGGCGAAGCGGCGCTTGCGGTCGCGGGCGTCGCTACCCTCGTAGCGATAGCGGCGGATGATCTTGCGGGCCTGGGTCAGCCATTTGGCCTGGGCCTTTTCTGAGAGCGTGAGTTCCGCGATCCAACGGCGGGCGCACGCCGCGTCCTCCCTGGCCTTCTGGTCGGCGTCGGCTTGGTCGGCAGGGATCGCGGGCACAGCTTGAGCCATGCTCGCATTGTGGTGGCGCGGGGCGGTTTCTCAGCCCGGCGCGGTGGTGGGCTACGTAGGCTCGTCGTAACGCAACATGCGGCGCGTGGACCTCAGCGCTGGCAATTATATACTTGACAAAGCAGCGATGGCGGCTAGATTGGAATCGTTAGAGAAAGCCGCCGCCATGAACCTCACCGATCCGATCTTCCAAGACGCCGACAAGGCCCGCGCCCATCTTGAGGCGACCCGCTGGCCGAACGGCCCGATCTGCCCGCATTGCGGCGTGGTCGATGACGCGACGCGGCTACCGGCTCAACGTGGGCGCCCGACGAAGGCTCACCCGGAAGGCGCGCTCCGTGCTGGCGTCCTCCAGTGCAACGCCTGCCGTGGCCAGTTCTCGGTCACGGTCGGGACCGTGTTCGAGTCCTCCAAGGTCCCGCTCAACAAGTGGCTGCTCGCCACCTACCTCATGTCGTCTTCCAAGATGGGCTATTCGGCCCACCAGCTGCACCGCACCCTGGGCGTGACCTACAAGACGGCTTGGTTCATGTGCCACCGCATCCGCGAGGCGATGAACCCGACTTCCAAGACCCCCATCGGCGGCGCGGGCAAGACCGTGGAAGCCGACGAAACCTTCATCGGACGCGACGGCAATTTCTCCGCTCGCGGCGGCAAGAACATGAACGCCGTCCTGAGCATGGTTGACCGCGGAACCGGTCGCCTGCGCTCCGTCGTGCTGGACAACGTGACCGCCAACAACGTGACCAACGTCCTCGGCGCTAACGTCGCGCAAGACACCCGCCTGCTCACCGATGCGTCCAACGTGTACCGCCGCATGGGCTCGGCGCTGGCGGCGCACGAGAGCGTCAATCACTCGGTCGGAGAATACGTTCGCGAGGCCGATCCGACCGTCCACACCAACACCGTTGAGGGCACCTTCTCCATCTTCAAGAGGGGCATGCGCGGCGTGTACCAGCACTGCGCGCGGAAGCACCTTCACCGCTATCTGGCCGAATTTGACTTCCGCTATTCCAACCGCGTCGCGGTCGGCATTGACGACAGCGCCCGCGCCGACAACGCGCTGGCCGGTGTGCGCGGCAAGCGCCTGACCTACGAAACAGTTAGTCGCCGGTGGCCCGCCGCCGAAGCTCGGATCGTGTGGTGACCAGCGATGGTTCACCAAGCCGCATCGCTGGCCGCGACATGAGCTGGACCCTCAGTTGAAGCTTCCGTGGGAGGACTGATCTGTGTCTGTCGGAAAGCATCCACACGCGCTCATCGTGACGCCCCGGACTTGGAAATGCGGCCCGCTTCCGGGCGATCACATTGGGCTGACGTTCGACATAGAAGGGATCGAAGAGCTTCTGCCTGCTCTTGATCTGTTTCTCCGATTGTCTCCAGACGAGGCTCTGGCCCTTGGGTCCACGTTGCGACGCAAGGCGCTTGAGGCCGGAGCCGTCGAGCCTCCCAGCCGGGACCATTGAGCGCGGTAGGATCAAGCATGGCCAGAAAACCTCAACCTAAGCCAAAGCCGACCGACGCGGAACGCCATTCCCGCTTCAAGGAGATGGCGCGCGAGGTTGGCGCGTCGGAAGATCCGAAGGATTTCGAGGATGCGTTTACGCGGGTGACGGCGAAAGATCGGGGCGGCGGAACGCCTCCCAATTGAACGTCTGCCAATCAGGCTCGCGGGCGCCATATGAACGGGTCAGGTCGTCCGCTAAGGCCGCTAACTGGCCCGCGTCATAGTGCATCGTCTTGTCTTGCTCACGGCCGATAAGCGCCTGGAGATCGCCCCTCACAGGATAGATTCGCTTTTCCTCCTCCTGCCGCTGCATCTCCAGACTCCAGTGCCATGCCAACATGTCAGCCGGGTGCAGCCAGTGCGTCTCCTTCGGGAGGAAGGCATGCATCCGATAGCGGTAGCGGGCGCTGTTTACCGGGCTCTTTTGAACGAGCTGCGTAAGGAAGTGGTCGGCCTCTTTCTGGTGATCGTTTCCCTGCTCGAAGAAGTAAGAAATCTGTCCGTCAAACTCGGCGCGCGCGGTCCAGCGGCGCACCAGGATCATCGCTTGCAACAGCGCAAATCCGAACGCCTTGGGTGGTAGTCCCCAACGCCCACCGATCAGCCGCTCATATACTGGCTCGTCCACGGTCACGGCGAAGCCGAAGGCGCTCCACTTGTGGGTCTCCTCGATCAGGCGCCGCGCGATGATATCGTCCTCGCCGTCCTTGCGGTTCTTGAAGATGTCCTTGCGGGCGATCAGGTCCGTCATGTGAAACCAGCGGTACCCCATCTTGCGATTGAGATATGGCCCCCACGCCTTCGCGAACCCGCGCGCTCCGCTGCGGCGGAATAGGTAGCCGGCCACCGTCAGGTACGGGGAGCCCTTGCGGTAGCTCTCGTCCATGTAGGCTTCGGCGAAGCTCACCAGCCAACCGTCCTGCGGCATGAAGATTTCAAGGAGCCGGATCGAATCATCGACCGGCTCCTCCAGGTCGCCGATCATACTTCACCGCCCTCATACCACGGATAGTGCGTGGTATGGCAAGTGTAACATCGCCCACAGATGCTATCGGCTTGCGCCTGGAGCGCGGTCCATAGCGCATCCGGTAGCCTGATCGAGCGAACCGAGGTGGGCGGCTTGGCCATGGCGCTTTGTAACACAGTTTGTAACACAACCTCAAACCCTCTCCTCCTTCGGCCCCTGCTGCGCCATCAGCTCGTCCCAGGTCATCTCGTTCACCCCCCGCGGCGGGCCAGGCTTCTTCGCCTCGGGCTCCACGATGGCGGGGTGGGCCATGGCGATGGCGCGGCCCATGATGGCGGCCATGTCCACTTCCTCGTCGTGCGGCGCGGTCGGGAAGGCGTCCATCTGGTCAATGATCGCATCGCCCTCAGGCCCAACCGGAATGAACACGCGCCCGTTCGCCGCCATGCCCTGGAAGCTCTGCGCCTTGGCCGCCTTGTCCTGGCCATGCGGGCTCATCGGCGCGATGCGCGTGAAGACGCCTTCGGCCTTCATTTGCTGCAAGATGAACGGCTCGGCGGACTTCCAATTGTTGTCGTCCTCGGGGAACCAGGCGAATGGCTTCCACTTTCGGATCAGGCCCTCCATCGCCGGGGGCGGATCGATGCGCTTCGGACCGGTTTTCAGATTTCCCACTATCCGGTCTGCAGTCTTGTCCATTGTGGCATGGTGATTGAAACCATCCAGCATGTAGAGGTCCCCTTGAGGATCGACCCCCCAGACCCTGCACCCGGAAGGATCGTTGTCCTCATTCTCAGTCGGGGCGTGGTCGGAGGTTAGATAAACCCGAAGATGCTTCGGGCGATCTTCTAGCCGATAGCGGCGGAACCACGCCCTCTGGAGGAACATGCCCGCCGCGGGTCGGATCTTCCAGTTCCCGCCCAGAAGACGCTCTCGCTCCACCATCGGCAGAGACATGAGGTTTGCAAGATAGCCGGGATCGGCGGCCATCAGCGCCGCATTGTCCGAGAGCTTGGCCGGAATGAAGGTCAGCGACTTGGCGGGTGTAGCGGGGTACTCCGCTTCGAGTTCTTCAGGCGCGTCGGCCCAAATCAGGGCGTCGTTGACGCGCACAAACCAGCGCAGGGCTCCGGCCCGCTCCGGGATCGGCAATCCCGTCTCGGGATCGATCCACCAAGCGATGAACTTCGCGACCCAGCTATCCACGTCAGGATTGGTGGTGGCCCTAATGTAGGGGCGCACCCCGCACATTGAGCGGTTCCGGCTGACCATGTACCAGAACTGCTTTTCGCTGAAGTGCGTCAACTCATCGAAGCACAGCAGCGGGATTTGGGAGCCCTGCCAGTTCAGGACCGTTTTGTCGTGCTCAAGATGGGCGAAGCTGATGGACGCCCCGGACGGGAAATCCCACGAGAGCACGTGCTCTCGTGGACCGGCCCCAACCAAGGGGTAGAGCTTCTCGCTCTCGTCCCATAAGCCGCCCTCGTTTCGCACCTGAACTGTCGTCCGGCGGAAGAACACCGCGCCAAAGTCCGGGTTAGACACGTGACGCAGGGGCTCCATCAGGAGCGCCCAAGTCTTTCCGCCACCAGCCGCGCCGCCATAGATCGCGATATCGGCTGGCGAACTCAGGAAGGCTCTCTGCGGTCCGTCCTGAGCCGCAATGACGAGCTGTCCGCTACCGTCCATTGTCCGGGACTTGGATGACGATCTGCGCCGCTTGTGCGGGCAGGTCCTTGCCATCCCTCCCGGTCAGCTCACGGCGGTTGGTAAAGCTCCC